GTGATAAACAAAAGTTTGGTGATACATTTTTGATTGATGTTAACAAACTTCGGACATTTATATCTGAAATGAAAACTATTGAAGATTATAATAAAATTAATTTTAATCAAAATCAAAGAGCAAAAAGATTACCTGCTCCTATAATAGTTACTGAAGATGACTCGCATGTATCTAGTATTGGTACTGAGTTTGACTTCCCTTATGCTGTGTTTGTTACTGAAGATAACAAAAATATTACAGTGATTGATGCTGAACCAATGAACATGTGGAGTAGTGAAACTAAAAACATCAATATTACAACTACAGGTGGCACACGTATAGTAGTTCCAAAAGAAGCAAAACAATATGTGAATAAAGAGTTATACGATTATCCATACATTATTACTAGTAGTAAAACGGTTAAATCTAATCCGTTAGATATTATATTTTTTAGTAACGGTGAAGCTAGTGCTGACAAAAATTATGAACATCTATTAAAGATAACTCACGGGTTGCCGAACAAAGTTACTAGAATAGACGGTGTTAACGGTCGTGTAAAAAGCCAACATGCTGCTGCAAATAATAGCGATACCGCATGGTACTTTTTAGTAAATGCAAAATTAAAAGTAACAGCAAAGTTTGATTTCAGTTGGCAACCCGATAGATTGCAAATACCTAAACATTATATATTTCATGCCACCAATCCAATTAACGGGTTAGTGTATGGTCACCAAGCTATTGTTGCAAACAATAAGAAACTTACCTTGGCAAACTTTGGTACTGGATTAGACTTTACTATGGATAGTGAGCATGAAGTTGTTCCAATAATCAGCGGGATAGGTATGTATAACAGTAGTGAGTGGGATACTTGGCGCACTGCATTCCGTGAATGTATAAAATTAAAAGCATCCGGAACAGAAGAAAATCAAATAAGACTAAATACATGGTTAACAGTTGGTTTGGGCGAATTTTACCAATATAGTTTACAAGGTGCCAAACATGCTGTAGAATACTATGATGAAGTTAGTGGTGATTTTGAAAAATTGCGATTAAGTTATGATTGGGATTGGATAAATTGTTATTACAAGGACAAATATAAATGATGAAAAAAATACTTTTGGTAATTGCAACATTGTTGCTTAGTAATATGGTTTTTGCTCAAGATTGTCGTTGGGGAATAGATCACCGAAGTCCAAGATGCGGGCCTCGTTGGCATGAGGAACATCGTCCCGTAACCGTGATCTATCGTAATAATGATAATTGGGTGGCCCCATTGATTATTGGCAGTATTGCAGGTGCAGTTATTGCCAACACTACTCGGTCACCGGTGGTCGTCCAACAACAAAACGTTTGTACAGAATGGAAAGAAATTCAACAATCTGATGGTAAAATTTATCGTGAGCGTACTTGTTACCAACAATGAAAGTAGATAAAGAAACCATTTATCATTTCACTTGTCAAGAGTGCAAGGGATGGTTTACTATTGCAACAATGGAAGATTGGAAACCAAAGAAGTTATACTGCCCACATTGTGGTAAGTTCGTTGTGTTTGAAGATAAATAACAAGTGAGGTAGAAAGAAAAAATCTCCACAGGACCACCATAAGGATTGTATGGACGAGCAGAATAAATTGAAAGAGTTACAAGAAAATCTAGCGAAGGACTTAGTTCACTTAGAAGAAATTGAATCAGTAACCGAGATGCAGTTAGATGAAATAACTGACGCTTATTCAAAAGTCTATGATATCGTAACAAAAATAAAATCTTTATGATGAGCCTGTAACAAGGTTGATAAAGGTAAGACTGTATGAAGTAGAAAGAAAAGGATTCAAGACGCGGGGGCAGTGCCCGCCAGGTCCACCATAAACATTCTCATCGCTGGATCAAGTGACAGTCTGCATGAATAGCAGGGCACACGGATTGAAGTAGCTTAGTCAGCACGGCGAAGTATGAACTAGTGACACTAGTAGAATGTTTTTGATGGGCCTGACACAGGATCGATTGAGTCAAGAGTAAAGAAATGGACAGTCCGGCAATGTAGAAGCCGTTAGGATTGAGGGCAAAGTGTAGTCGCTATACCCATAGTATAGAAAGACGCTCTACTCGGTCGTAGACACAAAAAAGTAATCGCAAACGACTCACAGTTCGCCTTAGCGGCCTAAACTCCGCTTAGGGTAGTTATACCTCGTAACAGAAAATAGCAGAAAAGACACTTTGGTGTCTTTTTCTTTATCAAGTAGCATACATTACGCAAATAATATACTTACTTTGCGAGAATACATAAATTATTTGACATGATTTCTACTACTAAATATTACTCTAACCCCTGAAAAGGTTTATTATAAAAAAGGAAATTTAATATGAAGAAAATCGCAATTGCGACAATGTTAGCTGCTGCATCTTTGGCATCAGTAGCACAAGTCACCATTTATGGTAAGTTACGTGCATTTGAAGAATCAGTAACAGTTGGCTCTGCATCAGCAGTAGCAGCACTAACCAACGATGCAAGTCGTTTAGGTTTAAAAGGCTCTGAAACATTAGGTGGCGGATTAACTGCTAACTTTACAATTGAAACTGGTGTTGGCGCAGATGCCCCAACAGCAACTACCTTGGGAGATAGAACTTCTGTTGTAGGTGTATCAAGCAAAATGTGGTCAGTTGGAGTTGGTCGTGATAAGCACACTATCGCACGTACACTTGATAACTATGATGCAATGGGCAATGCATACGGTTCAAGCGCCGCTGTAATTCATGCTGCTCAAGGTTCACGATTAAGTAACGCTGTATTCGCTTCAGTTACTCCGATCAATGGATTATCTGCTAATTATGTAATCAGCAATAGCGAAGCAGCAGGTGTTAATAACGCTCAAGCTATTAGTATTGAATTTAGTAGCGGACCAATCAGTGCTACCGTAGCAAATTTTGATAATGGCTCAACTAGTACTTCAACAATCTATGGTGCAAAAGTTAATGTTGCTAACACAGGTACTATGGTTTTCGCTACATATTCTGATGACAAAGTTGCAAACGTAACTTCAAGTGGTAAGTCTATTGGTGTTAATTTACCATTGACTTCTTCATTGATGGCACTTGCTAGCTATGGCACAAATGATACAACTAAGGCATTTGACTTAGGTGCTTCATATAGTTTAAGTAAGCGTACAATGGTTCATGCTCGTTATCTTAAAGAAGACGCAGTAGTAACAACTACCAAGTACGCATTGGGTTTAGAACACAATTTCTAATCTAATCTAATCACATTGATTATAAAGGGGCTTTACAGCCCCTTTAACTTTATGTAATATTACTGTCACAATATTAACACTAAATATTTGCGTAACATATAAGGAGATTACATGAAAAAATTATTTACAACATTGCTGGCAATGGTAGCATTCGCTACATCAGCGCAAGAAATTACAGGAGCCGGAGCAACATTTCCGACTCCTTTGTATTCAAAGTGGGCAGGTGAATATAACAAAGCTACTAACATCCGTGTTAACTATCAATCAGTTGGTTCAGGTGCCGGAATTAAACAAATTGAAGCTAAGACAGTTACCTTTGGTGCAAGTGATATGCCACTTACAGATGAGAAATTAAAGGAAAGTGGACTATTTCAATTCCCAACAGTAATTGGTGGAGTTGTCCCAGTTATTAATCTTAAAGGGATTGAGCCAGGGCAGTTACGACTAACAGGCACAGTTATCGCTGATATCTTTTTAGGAAAAATCACTAAATGGAATGATAATGCTATCAAGGTATTAAATCCTACATTAGCATTACCTGAGCAAGCTATCACAGTAGTTCGTCGTGCAGATGGATCTGGCACTACATTTATATGGACTAACTATCTTAGCAAAGTCAGCAAAGAATTTAAAGACACTATTGGAGACGGTACTGCTGTTAATTGGAAAGTAGGAGCAGGCGGAAAAGGCAATGAAGGCGTTGCTGCTATGGTTCGTCAGTTACCCGGTACATTGGGATATGTTGAGTTTGCTTATGTAAAACAAACCAAGATGAACTGGGTTAATGTACAGAACAGTGTTGGAAATTGGGTAGCACCAACTGAAGATTCATTTAAAGCAGCAGCCGCGAATGCTGATTGGAATAAAACATACTATCAGATATTGACTAATCAAGGGGGAAAAGAAGCGTGGCCAATCAGTGGAGCTACATTCATTCTTGTGCATATCAAACCAAGTGATGCTGCTGCATCTAAAACTGCTATCAACTTCTTTGATTGGGCGTTTATTAATGGCGATAAAGCAGCAGATGACTTAGATTATGTTGCATTGCCGCTAGCAGTGAAAAACAAGATTCGTGCAGACTGGAAAAGGTTAGCACTACAGTAAACCGACCGCAAGATTGAGCGGAAGCTGGAACTCGTAACCAGCACTAAGAGCCGAAAGGCTCTTTTTTTTACCTCTGCATCAAACTTGGGTTGGGTAAATAGTTGACATAAATATCAAAAGGGAGTATACTACTAGTATGCAAATTCAAACTGCTTTAGATTGGCAAGAAGTATCGGATAAACTAAAAACCGATCTCCATACAATAGGTTATAATCCAGATTTGAAAAAGATGTATACAAACATACAACTTATGGTAACTGAATTGAGCAAACTTGAAGTAAATGGGCGTAGGTTGCGTACTACAAACTTTACTCAAACTCATGTAGATGTTATTAACAAAGCAATAGACCACTTGGAAAAGCTAATTCTAATGGGTCTACTGATGAAATAAAATGAATAATCAACTTATGTCCGGCGAAATGTTACCTGGATTACAAATAATTGAACATACAAAATACAAAGATAGTCGAGGTGACTTTTGTGAACTATGGAAGATCAATCACGACCAGATGCGTGGTAATTTTCGGCAATTGAATATTGCCAGTTCCAAACGTGATGTGTTGCGCGGCATGCATAGACAAAATCAATACAAGCTGATAATGCCAGTTTATGGTAGTATATTTGATGTAGCACTTGAACCAGAATCTGGCAAATGGTTTGGGATTTTTCTAGATAATACAAATGCATTATTAATTCCTCCACAATACGCCCACGGATATCTAGTATTATCAGACGAAGCAATAGTACAATATATAGTAGATGCTCCATATAATAAGGCAGCAGAAGAAAACTTCACATGGAACAAATATGGAATTGAATGGCCGGTTGACGGTTCTCCTCATTTATCTAAAAAGGATTCAGTGTGAAAATTGGATTTAACTGTAGTAGTTTTGATTTTTTACACGCAGGTCATGTGACCATGTTAAAGATGGAAAAACAATTATGTGATTATCTTATTGTAGCATTGCAAATTGATCCTACTGTTGATCGTCCAGGTGTTAAAAATCAACCTGTACAAAGTGCATATGAACGGTATGTACAATTACAGGCTTGTAGGTATGTAGATGAAATTCTCATTTACGAAACCGAATACGATCTGTTACAACTTATACAAACTCAAACTATTCACTTACGGTTCTTGAGTGATGAATATTTGAATAGGGACTTTACAGGTAAACAATGGTGTATTAATAATGGGATTGAGTTACACTATCATAAACGTCAACATAATTATAGTTCAAGTGAACTACGTGCCAGAACAGCCAAACTTGAGAATGATAAAAATGTAGGATTTATCAGTACAGACAATCGCCTACCGCAATACTCTACTGAACTCATTAAGTCTCCGTCAGGCAATTAACGGTTGACATTAAATGGTTTTGGGTATATAATATATACTTAGACAGTTAATTAATGGACAGTATTATGCAACAGACATACCTCTATTTCACACCGGAATTTGTCAAGGAAGTCCTGCAGATGCACGATTTCCATTGTGTCTTTGAACTGGATGCACCTGATCACATTTTTGCCAGGCTCATGTCGGCTGAGTTCTACTCAACACAAGATGTCCCTGGTCACGAGGCTGAGTTTAAACAATGCTGGGCACTAAGCGAGATATACTGTCCACACGAAGGCATTGACCGTCGTAGCGAATACGGAATAGAGACCGTAGGTTGACAACAAATGGTTTTGGGTATATAATAGACTCTTAAACAGTTAATTAATGGACTACACAATGGCTAAAAAAATCTCTATCAAAGTTTTCGCAGATCCAGGACATGCATGGGCCCGCTTCCCCAAAGCAAAGTTGGTTCAACTTGGTATTGCCGATAAGATTTCTACTTACAGCTATCAAAATGGTACCAATGCTTTCTTGGAAGAGGACTGTGATTTGTCGTTACTGGTTAACGCACTACGCCAGCGAGGCTATGAGATTAAATTCAACGAAAGCCATGCTAATAAACAAAGCAAAATCCGAAATTACTCTACGTATCGGGCTTGACATTAAATGGATCCCGTGCTATACTGTACATTGATTAGGTATAAAAGCGTTTATACGTTGTTTTTAAACTATGGAAAAATTATATGAGCCATCTATCTCCAAAAACAATCAAATTAATAACTGCAACAAAGAAGATTGATTTAGATTTTATGCGACCTCTGCAAAAGCAAAATTTGCACGACAATCTTTTTAATTCTATTGCTAATTCCGAACTGTCTAACGACTGTCGTATTACAATTATACCTGCAGGGACTAATGCGGGTAAATCTACCGTGATTACTAAAATCACAATCCCATATGTAATCCAGCGTGATTCGTCAGTGAATACTATTGTTTTCACCTCACCTGATAGTGGTTGTGTTGATGGTCCTTATCACAAATTCCACTCTGAGTGGGATAAAGGGCGTATTCAATGTGATGATGGTACAATTAAAACGATTCGTGTCCGTCGTAAGGATGAGATTAAAAACTCATGGAAATTGGATGAACAAACATCGGCGGATATAGTTGATGTTTGGTTTGTATCTACTCAATGGCTAGGTCGTATCTGGGGAACCTACCGTAATCCGTCTAGTCCTAAAAATATAGGAGTCCCTCAATTTGTATTTGTTGATGAAATTCACTTTGGTATGGGTACAATTGATGCTACTACAATCTTCTATGATCAAGGTCGTAATAACAAAAACTTTGACCCTAAGTGGTTGCCTACTATATATGGTATGGCAGTTGCTGGATCTCGTGTCTTAGGTTATACTGGTACTGCTACTGTTAGTCAGCAAGGTAAAACTGCATTAGGTGCTAATGTGTTTAAATCGTTGACCCCTATGCCCGAAAATAAAAACACTAGTGTGTTTGCAGAAATGGCACCTATTAAAACTGAGTTGCATTCAAATACTTACCGTAATGAATTATTGAATACATATGACTTGTCAAAGTTGAATTATGAATTGATTGTTGAAACGTGTGATAAATTTTTCAATGAGATTGAAGTAGAAACTTGGCAAAAGGCAATGGAAATTGACATTGTTCAAATTATTCCCGGTGCATTTTTCAAATTTGGTCGGCATGATGCCGGTAAGTCTATTCCAATGTATGATACTCGCGGTCGGAAGAATAATTTTATAAATTTTGCTAAATCATTGCAAGCAGATATTGGCATTGTTACTTCAGACGAAAAGGTTTATTTTAAAACAAGCCAGAATCAAGAGAATCACTTCAAAGATGCATATGAAATTATTCATAATGCTAATCTCAAATCTAATATGGTAGATCCGTTTTTGCTAGGTGTGATTATGCAAGGTAATATGGGTTGGGACATACCTAGATTGAAACAAATTTCATTCTTGGGTTATCCTAGTGCAAAGCATGTTTTCTTGATGCAATTGCAAACGATGTCAAGAGCAAAGCGTTTATTGTGCGGAGTATATGATCACACCGATAAAGCACGACAAATTGCTGAATTGGATGTTTCAACGGAACAAAAAATTCTGTTGGCAAAGTATGTAGTGTTTGTTAATACTGTTAAAATTGTCATTCCTAATGATGCATCATTGCTAGATGATGCGTATGATCAGTTTCGGCAAAACATGTACACTCCCAATGAAGGGTTAGACTTATACCTGAACATCATTAGCACTCATGTGCCCGTTAAAAAGAATAATGTAACTAAAGTAACTAAACCTCATTTTCATATGGGTTACAATCCAGGTTCACAAAATCAAATGAACAAGAAAGATTATTGCGAACATTGCACTGACTTGGGTTTAGTTAACGATAAGGGAGTTACCTACTGTAAACTTATTGGGCGCACACTAGCAGATGATCTGGCGCAGCGTAAATTGAAGCGTAAATTGACCGATGCTGAATTCAATATGCATTGGAAAAGACAGTTGAAATGTGATCATCTTAATGGTAAGCGTGATGACAATCGCCCAGAAAATTTATACACCCGTTGCGGAATCAGCGATGCGTTGAAAACCTCAATCAATGAGGATTACTTGAATGACTACAAACTGGCTTGACATAAATTAAATTCCAGTATATAATACATATATGACACACAAATACGCCCTCATCGACCTTGCCAATACATTTTTTCGTGCCCGTCACATAGCATCCCGCAGTAGTACTGCTGAGGAGAAGATCGGGATGGCCCTTCATCTTACATTAGCAAGTACTAATCAAGTGGTGAAACGGTTCGGGATTGGTCATGTTGTGGTCTGTACCGAAGGCAGGTCATGGCGAAAAGACTTCTATGCTCCTTACAAAAAGAATCGTGTAGTAGATACCTTGTCTCAAACAGTAGCTGAGGTTGAAGAAAATAAATTATTTTGGGAAACCTATGAAGCCTTTACGACATTCTTGCGTGAGAAAACTAACTGTAGTGTCCTACGTGATCCAAAGGCTGAGGCTGATGATTTAATTGCACGTTTCATTCACTTGCACCCAGAAGATGAACATTTTATAATTTCAACGGATACAGATTACCTACAATTAATTACTCCCAAAGTTAAACAATATTCGGGTGTCACTGGAGAACTAATCACATTGGAAGGTTACTTTGATGACAAAGATCGTCCAGTAAAAGATAAAGAAAAGAATCCTAAACTATTAGAGGATCCACAATATTTGCTATTTAAGAAATGTATGCGCGGTGACGCAACAGACAATGTATTTTCAGCTTGGCCGGGTGTAAGAGAAAAAGGTTCAAGTAAGAAAGCTGGATTGATTGAAGCATATGCTGATAGGACAAAACAAGGATTTGACTGGAATAATATGATGTTGCAGCGATGGACCGATCATGATGGTAATGAGGTCCGTGTACGTGATGCGTATGAAAGGAATCGGGTACTCATAGACTTGACGGCACAGCCAGAAGAAGTTAAACAGTCGGTAGATAAACACATTCGTGAAGGTGTTCGCAGAACTACTATCCCGCAAGTTGGGATTCACTTTATGAAATTTTGTGGTAAGTATGACTTACAGAAAATCTCTACTAACGCAGAGACATATGCAAAATGGCTCAACAGTCCTTATGTAGGTGTATTGAAATAATGGCTAAGTTTAGTTGGAAAACAATACGATCTGGTGAACCAGGTTTCATGCTAACCGACAAAAGAGGTGTCATGGTCATACCTCGGGCTAGTTTTGAACTTAGTCGCATGTGTCCTGAAAACTATAAGCAAGTTATAGATGAATGCATTCGCAACGGATGGTTGAAACCAGTTGCACATATGAAAGAATCCGAATGGATATGGGAAAAATTAGGAGAATAAATGGCACAACATAGTAATTATTGGAGTTCTAGTCCGTTCGCAGATTGGATCCGCGGCACTAAAAAACTCAGTGCAGGTACAAGTGAAGAATGGGATGAATGGACCACTCAAGCACAAATGAAACACAACTTTCGTTACTGGCTGGCTGAAGAAGCACTTGGTAATATCCAAGATTTTGTCACATGGCCTGTAAGGAAACTATATGATATCAAATACTACATTAACAACCGTTGGGTTACTCGCACTCATAGTCTTACCGCTCATCCTCGGGATATTACGCCGGGTCAATGGAAGGATGTTGGCAATCGCTTTCTTCCTTGTTTATTTAACGAGCTTGTTGATTTTGTTGAGGTAGAAAGTGCATGGAGTCACATTGCATGGGGTAGCAAAGAAGATCGTGTAAAATATGATGCTCCATTCTATGCTACAGGTTGGTTCCGTTGGAGAACATGGCGTTGCCCCCAAGCAGGATTAGATCACCTTGATTGGGCAATGACACTTACTAATGTAGAATGGTTAGCCGAAGATAAAAAAGGTGAGGCGGTACCAACTAGTCAGGCATTAGCAGCAAAAGAATTAAAAGAACTTTATACATGGTGGACAGTTACCTATCCTAATCGCCCAGATCCTTATGATGCAAGTGGCTGGACTGCTTACTGTGATAGTGTACGCATTGTGCATGGTGATAACTGGATTGGCAGAAAGAAAGATCCTGCTAGTAAAAAAGCAAGCGACAAGGCTATGAAACTATTAGACAAGATTGAAAAAGCCTACGAAAAAGAAGATACTGAAATGCTGATTAGGTTAATTAAGGCAAGACATAGTTTGTGGACTTGATATGAAAAAGATTTATTATGAAAAAGTAGGACGTAGGTACGTTCCCGTAAGTGAATACGATAATGAATACTTAGACAGTTTCTCAAAAGGTACTCATTTAGTTATGTGTTTTCCTGGTGGCCAAAGTCGTAGATACAACATTGACCCTAACTATGCCGCTATGATTGCTGCAGGAAGGGTAGCTGCGGATGAAATTACTCGTGCTATACACATGGCTAGTGAACTTAAACCGCAATCAACTCCTATCACTGAGGGTCAGCGTAAGGCTTGGAATAAATTAGCTAAAGAGTTTGGTACTGAACGATTTGCTTTGCAGCATGGTAGTGCTAGAGATTTAGCAGAAGCCGGGGTGAATGCTATGATGATAGAAGCAGATAAATTAATGACTAACCCTGCGGTGAGAAAAGCCTACGAACAGTTTTTGTTGGTTGCTGAACTAACAAAAGAATGATCATGCGTAAGTATATCACTAACAAATTCAATAGTGTATTTCTTCCCTATGAAGAAGGTATGATTGAATGGCTTAATGAGAATTATCCACATAGCAAATATGTTGTGGTAGAGGTTATATGACTGAACGACAACTAATTGGGTATATTGAGCGTGAAGAAGGGTTTTATCACTTGCATGAACCACTAAAAGGTAGTATAGTTACACAAGCATTTATACTTTGTAAGTATTGTAATGGTGCTATCTATCATTGTATGGGACCAAAATATGATGCAGTATGCTTAACTTGTTATGAGAAAGATCCGGACCTCAGATGAACGAACGAATTAAAGAAATTGCCATTAAGGCTGGACTAATTGCACCATGTGGAAGTGATCGTGAAGGGTTGCGGGATTTTGATTATAGAATGTTCGCCAAGTTGATTATAACAGAATGCATTGACTGGTGTAATGCTCATGCACGGGACGATGGTACTGCACAACGAATCGCAGAAGATATTAAAAAAGATTTCGGAGTTGAAGAATGAGAAAAGATTGGGACACACAAGAACAATCGGATTTGTTTGACGAGTTTCTCGCCGACACATCGGATTCAAGGTCACATAGCGTAATGACAGGTGCTTATGGTTACGCTGAACTAGAATGGGAAGCATTTCAGTATGGATGGAATGCTGCAAAGGTATGTTTTGGAGTTAAAGAATGAACGAACGAATTAAAGAACTTGCTATCGAGGCTGGATACCAACCCTTGCCTGGATTTGACTTTGCTAATAGTTTGGAAGAAACTTATTTGAAAAAGTTCGCCCAGTTGATTATTCGGGAATGTGCTGAAGTTTGTTATGACCATAGCAATGCTGCTGGTGGGGTTGATACTCATTTTGGATACGGGTATAAAGATTGCGGAGATGACATTAAACGAAATTTTGGAGTTGAACTATGAGCAAGCGCATTGGACCCATCACCCTAGACGGTGAAACAGCAGATCGTATCACCCTGTTGAACTTGAAAGAATATCGCAGTTATCTCAAAAAAGAGCTGGCCGAATGGCGTAAGAACCCCCGCACAGAAGATAACCCGTGGGGTCCGTGGATGAACCCAGAAGATGTCACGGGCAATATACAGGCCATTTCAGCCCTTGACCTAATCATCAAGCACTTTGGAGTTAAAGAATGAGTTTTATTTTAGGATTCATTGCAGGTTACATAGTAGCAGCTATCATATATGCATACCGTTCAAATGAAGATTCAAGGACAACGACAGAATGAATGAAGAATACTACGACTATCTGAATGACCTGAGAGAATCAGGGGCGGTGGCTTTTGTTTGATAAACTTGCCGTTAAGATTAAACAACATTTCGGAGTTGAAGAATGAACGAACGAATTAAAGAAATAATGTTTCAGTCTGGATTGGGCTATATGAGCAGTGCCCATCCAATTCTTGTAGAAAAGTTCGCCGAGTTAATTGTGCGGGAATGTGCTGACATGGCAGAATCTTTCCATCGCCATCAATATGATATGACTGGCAATTTAGAATTACATGAATTTATAAGAGAACATTTCGGAGTTGAAGAATGACACCAGCACAAATTAAAAAAAGATTTGATACGATTCAGAAAAATAAAAAAAAGTGGGATGCATCACTGACAGTATTACAAGAATTATGCCCGCATACTAACGCAACACATAAAAACAAGGCTAATACTGGTAATTACAGTCCGTCTGACGATTCGTATTGGACTGATCATACGTGTCCGGACTGTGGCAAAATGTGGTGTACCGATCAAGACTGGGACAGAAAATGAACGAACGAATTAAACAACTTGCTCTAGAGGCCGGTGACTATGTGAATGCTGTATATACGCCGCCTGTCAGAAGTAAAACACCTGGGAAGATTTGGGAAGATGGACATATAGGTTGGAATGAACAGTTTCAAGAGAAGTTCGCCGAGTTGATTGTTCAGCAATGTATGAATCAAGTAAGAGAACAATATCTACCTGTGCTAGAAGATGAGATTATGATGAAGGACACATATTGGGATGGTTATGTTCTGTGTGGTGTTGATAGTTATGTGGCCATTAAAGAACATTTCGGAGTAGAAGAATGAATGAGAAGTCTTTTAGTGAATTGTTGCGAGAGCATCGGGAAAAAAAGCGACTGGAAGAATGATCAAAAATACTGTTGAATATAAACTAATCTCTAGACACTATGGGGACAAAGTTGCCAAGCGTAGTCAAGTACCTTTAATGAATCATATCAACGAAGGCTTGATTGTGTTAGATCGCATTAGTGCAACAGACCAAGCCAAGAGGGCATTTTGTTTGCATCCCTTGTTGCAAGCAGACACAGACTTGAAAGAGAACTGCTATCTTGTTTCGTTTGTTGAGCCCCATGTGCTACTGTTGACTATGGAATACCGTAGTGTGGCAAATGAGTTTCTTAGTGATAAGATTCCTGCCCACAAAGAGGACACTATTCGACTGAGCCCATTGTTCGAGGTTAATGAAATGCTGGTGGCTGATAAGGTTCAAAATTACAAGGATTTTATCACATATCATAGAGATACACACACTCGCAGTAAAGAATTGAGTGAGTATTTCTTGATGTGGTTGGCTGCATTGGATATTACCGCAGCAACATATAACAGATTGTGCAAAGCAATTGATGAAAGTAAAGTATGAACGAACGAATTAAAGAACTTTATTCTGAGGCAGCATTGTATGCATTTAATCAACGATTTATCCCGGGAGTTGTACGAGAATTACAAGAAGTAATTACAGAAAAGTTCGCCGAGTTGATTGTTCGGGAATGTGCTGACATGGCAGAATCTTTCCATCGCCATCAATATGATATGACTGGCAATTTATAAGAGAACATTTCGGAGTTGAAGAATGACTAAATTTGAATATTCAAAAAGCGGATTGTGGTTTACCAAAAGTCACAAAGGCGAGCAAGTAAATCATTTATTCAGGCTTGGCACTACTACAATTGATGGTATGAAAATTTATGAAATTATTGTTGGTAAGTTTAGATTGGCTTGGAGTTGAAGAATGATCAATCTTGATTTTACCATTAGCAATCCGTTCAGCGACCGCTTTAGAATATTAGCATCAAAATGTAAGATGCTCACCAAGCATAAAGCAGTTGAAGCCAATATTTACTGTACAGCAAATATTATTAAATTATCATTGGTATATTCAACTAGACAAGATCATGCCGGGCTGCAAATAGAAGTTGGACTATTTGGCTACGATTTTGAATTACACTTTTACGACACCCGTCACTGGGACTATAAAACACACCAATGGGAATAGTATGGTAAATCTATCTGATTATTTTGCCAAGAATAGACACGTTGCTAAATATGAATTTGGTCAACGTGTATTTGGATACTGGAATAGTATTCCATTCGTTGGTACGATTGGCAACGATACAGTAATCAATGACACAATTGGACCACAGTTTAGTATTCATTTAGATTTACCTATTCTCTATGAAAAGGTAACATTTAATGTTATAGTAGATAAACAAAGTAATTTTAAAAAGATTACAAAATTAATAGAAATGGAAGAAGATGTCAAAACCGCTAATCGCAAAACCCGTCGTTAAAAATCAATTTTGGATTGTTACTGACGGTACATCAAAAGTAGGCAATGTTATTGCTGATGGGTCTGGATTTGAGGTAAAACTTAACGGAAGCAAAACTCATTTCAAAAATACTAATTCTATTCAGAAGCAAACCAATATAGAATTTCAAACAATCAAAATAGATAAGAACAAAAAAGAAATACTTTTTAACGAATATCCCACTACTAAGAAGGTATTTAACTCTATACTTGATATCAAGCGCAAGATACATGTTTTTACAAAAACACAAAAAAGCAAGTGTTTTCATGCTGCAGGATGGTATGTTTTGATGCAAGGAGAAGAACCAACTGTTATTTTTTGCCCTAAATACATCTTTATCCAGCGGTATGAGTATCTAGGTCCTTATAAAACTGAAGATGAGGCAAAAAAGCAGATAAATATCTAATGCATATCAAACGATTTATTGATAGAGTATCTAATATTGAAAGTAGACAAGGCAAAGATGTGGTTATTCCATTATCTGATGCCCGTGGTCTGCGTGATGAATTAGCTAAATTATTAATAGATCATTATGAGGTTACTGAAGGAAAGAAAGACACTTCCGAAGTTATTCAAGTTGAACTAGTCGGAGGTAAATTTTAATGAGTAGAACGCAACCAAAAATATTATTGGAACTTGTAGATAAAAACACATACAAGTCTGATCAAATTGTAGAAGCTAGTGGTATCTGGGCTGTATTCTATGATCGCCAACCGATCAACTTAAAGTCACAACACTATCAAGACCCCGATGCTACTCCTAAATATAAGAAAACAAGTTTTAGTAATCCAGGACATGCACGGAATCTTTGTCGCAAGCTAAACATACAATTTCAAACAAATTTATTTACTGTAGTGTTTATGAACAATGGTACTACAGTGTACCCCGATGAATGATAGAAAAAAAGTAAAATACACTATCACTAGGTTAGTTATGGATCAACTACCTAGCAACAACATTCCAATTGAAACAATCATAAGTGATTGGTGGTTCACTAAATCAGGTGACAGCCTGCGCCTCACCCCACAGGGTGATATAATGTTTAGACAAGCAGAAATTGAATATTTTGACTTAGCAGTTACAATTAGAAGTGGCGCTTGGTATAAGTTTCTAACTGAATGTAATAAGAAAATTAAATGCCCATATTATTTTAGTGTAAATAAAACTATAGAAGTAAAAGAACCCTTCATCAGACTGTATGATAGCAAGATAGCAATGATGCTAGCACTATACGGTGATATAGAAAGTTATTTAGAATCCGTTAAAGTTCGGGCTAATTAATACCACTCACCTTCGTTACGCATACGTTTAATAAAAGACAAGTAATTACTACATACACCAAAACAACGTAGGTGTACTGTACTAAACATTGCTCTATCTTGTATCTCGGGTAGAAATATAACACTAGAGTTGTTTACAGGAACAGTGCCGGGAGTGATAATTTTACCGTTACTTGCGGTTACAGGTGTACTTTCAGTAGCAGTGGGAAACCAAAAGTAATTAGGATAGAGGTTACTTGGTTGAGTTACTATCCAAACTTGCATATCACTATTCATAGCATTTAACCAAAATCGTGGACCTTGAAGATACTGTTCGGTCACTTCAGTAATTGGTTGAGTAACACCTAAAAATAGTACCCCGTCTATTCGCCAAACATTAACCATAGTACTGAATCCAGCATTCATTGATTTGGTTATTTGTTTAGGAGTAGCAGCATCTTCAAAATTAGTTCCATTGAATATGCCCTGATAAGATATATATTGCATTTAGTATTTAGTCTTGTCAACGGAACCTTGGGCTACGGCGCTAAATATATATATGCAAGACAAAATGTCAAGCATAAATTTCATTAACTTTAAAGGAAACTACAAATGAAAAAAATCGCAACTGTTATCGCTACTTTATTGGCAACCGCCGCTTTTGCTGCTGAGCCGGCCAAGAAAGAAGAAGCTAAAAAGACTCCAGCTGACAAAGTTGAAGCACCAGCCGCGGCTAAACCAGTAGCAGCACCTGCTGCTGCACCAGCCAAAGAAGAAATTAAATTGGCTAAGAAAAAGGAAGACAAAGCAGTGGATGCCACTAAAAGTGCTAAACCTGTCAAGGACAAAAAAGCTACAGATAAAGCTGCTACGGAAGTCAAGCCAGCAACTGCTACCAAGTAATACTTTAATAAACGACACTGATGACGATGATGGTCCAGAAATTTTAGACTTTCATTGTGCATATAGTTGTCCTAAAGTAGCACGAAAGGTTATGGATTTTGATGATGATAAACCATTATCAGATTCTGTAACCAGTAAACTGGCTGTTGCACGAGAGCAAGCTATACAAAAATATAGAGAAATCTATATTCAGGTATAAATACAGTTAATGAGTTCTGTTACAAAAACTCAATTTACACATACACAGGAAAACAAATGTTAAACCAATTAGCAGGTTATTTTCATAACCTATTCAATAAATTCGGCAGGCCCCAGACTTATGGCTCTGCACTAGAAGAATATATAGTAAGTCGTTCCCCACAAAATACAGGTGACATAGATCGGTTGACCCATCAATATCAACTTTCTCAAGAGAAAAATACCGGGAGATTATGGTTGTGACTTACTGGTGGCCAGTAACTGACGAAGAATGGGAGAGGTTGAATTACCCTGAAAAATTTCAACCCAAAACTAAATAACATACTTTCAAAGGATCCATTATGTTTACACCTGATTTTTATATAGAATTATTCCAGTCCTCAAAAAGGATGGCAACTAATCAAATTTACAAAGACGAGAGATTAAATAAGGTTGCCAACGACTTTATAGATGCCCAAACAGTCTTTGCAAAGATGATGGCAAAGAATACAATAGAGATGTTGTCTTATGCTGCGGACAGTATGAGCAAAACAATTTATCCTCATGGTGAGGATGAATCAGTCAAGGTAAAGACTGAGAAAAAATAAGCCAGTTCACACACACCGACATTAACACAAGGAGAATAATATGTCAGATTTCACACCAAAAATACCCGAAGTAAAATTCAACAAGAACGGCTACGAGATTCGTACCGAAATTCTAGATATGGCTAAAGGCCTTATTTCTGAAGAATATCACTCTAAGTTCCGAGGCTGGGAAATGTCAGTTGCTAAGGACGAAAAGACTGGGCAAGTGGTTACTACTGTAGCAATGCCAACTTTTCCAGGTCTAGACAAG